ATGTGCGGCCGATTCGTCCAGACCCCGATCCGAAACGCTGATACCCTGGGCTTCCCCCAGCTGGTCGGGGACCTCATGTCGATCCCCGAAAGTTACAACCTGGCGCCGACGCAACGCGCGTCCGTGATCCTCGATCGGGGCACCGGCCCGCAGGTGACCCGCCTATCGTGGGGCCTGCTCCCCTTCTGGGCCAAAGCCAAGAAGCTGCAGGGCTCCACGATCAACGCCCGCATCGAGACGGTCGCCACCAAGCCTGCGTTCCGGTCTGCATTCAAGAAGCGCCGCTGCCTGATCCCCATGGCCGGGTACTATGAGTGGTCGGTCAACGCCGAAGACGGCAAGAAGGATCCGTGGTTCATCCACGCGACCGGGCCGCTGCTGGCGGCCGGGCTGTGGGAAGACACTAGCCCCCTGCTCGACCCGGACAACCTGGGCACCTTCACTGTGATCACCGGCGACAGCAGCGGCGTGTCGGCCGATATCCACGACCGCATGCCGGTGTGGCTGACGGCAGGCCAAGCCGATGAGTGGCTGGCGGCCGAGCCCGATGATGCGATGGCGATGCTGCTGGCCAGCGCGCCGCCGGCGATGGAGGCGTACCGGGTCAGCCGCGCAGTGAACACACCGCGCAGCAACTACAGAGATCTGCTGGAAGCGATCTCTTGAGAGCTACCAATCTATTTTTTCGAACTCCGCCATCATTCGATCGCTAAGGTATTCCTCAATGTAACTCTGAGGGATGCCGAATCGCCGGGCAAACAGCGCATAGTCCGGCTCACCCGCCGCACAGTGCTGAAGGATCGCCTTACGCTTGCTATACGGCAAAAGGAATTCCATAGCCGCTATCTCAGCCAGAGCTTCAGTTGCAACCGGCGAATCCGGATTCGACTCTTCAATAGAGAACGAAGAAGCCGCCTCCTGCACATGACCATAGATGTCCATGTTGCGGCAGCGCTCCTCATCGAGCAAAACATGCATCATTTCCTTCGTCAGAACTACGCGGCGCTCACGCTCGCCAAGTTCTGCAAGGAGGAAGATTTCATAGTGGCCGTCGCTGAAGGCTGCAAACATCCCGCGCACGCACTTGTCGTCAGCGATCACATCCAGATCATGAATGTCGACAACCTTTTCCAGGTACTGACGGGCGACATCAATCATGTCATCCATTGACCGGGCACTAGCGTCAGGCGCTCGCACGTAAACTTCGTAATGCTCGGCAAGTTCCTTAGCCTTCTGCAGGCAACGGATTACATCGTCGTCCGATAGAATCACTCTATTCCCCTGAGTTGACAGCAATAAAAAGGGGCGCCCTTCGCAGGACGCCCCTCCTTTGATTCTCTGATTTTACAAGAAGATTACGCAGCGTGCACAGAGTCGCCAAAGGCCGAAGCCTTGTCAAAACGGCTACCGACCACGGCATCCAGTACTTCGATCACGTCCGAAACGGCACCAGTCATCAGTGGCTTGCGGTTCTGATCGAAGAAAAACTTGACGTCTACGACCCCGCGCTCACGCAGCTTGGCTTCCAGGCCTTGCAGTCGATCTTTCGCGCTCATGTCGTTCACCATTTCCTGCCCCATTAGAATCAATAAGTTAGATGTTGCGAGGATATCGCAACTAGACAGCCGCACATTATAGCGGGCCATGTTGGAAGTTTGCAACAGGGTTAGCTTCAACCCCTGAAACAAGGCGACGGTACCTGTGCCGTGCGCATCGATCCGCTACTCCATGTAGCCAACCGATACTTCCTTAAGAACGGACACTACACGAAAAACTTGAGGAAATCGTGAAGTCAAGGCCGATTTCAGGAAAATTTACTTGCGCCGGACAACTGACACTTAGGTAGCTGACCCGGGCGTCAACAAGTGACAATTTTTGTCACCCCGGCATGGAAGAAGGAACGGCCCTCCCGGTGCCCCGCACCCCGCCATGCCATTGATTTGAAAGAAAAATCCGAAGATACAGATTAAACCGGGCGAACCCACAGCCGATTGCGCCACTGTACTTGGCAGCCCGGGCGCGCGGAAGCGGCCTTTTGAGACCGCCATCACATTTCCAGCACTGGGCGATCAAACCGTAAGCTCCAAAAGCGGCAAGTTTGGCGCCACCTCCACTACCCGCCCACCTCGCACCCACACATTGTAGGGGATAGCGCCGCCCAGCATGCCGATAGCCCGCATCTGCGCCCCGTCATAGGTGACGAGGCTGCTGGTCCCGTCGGCGTTGTGAGCGGTGACCGTCGCCAGCAGCCGGGGGCTGGGGCCGACCAGGCCATCAAACTGGTCCCACAGATCAGTTCGCATCGGTGTAGTGCCTCTCCAGGGTGATGGTCTGCTCGATCACGAGCGCCTTGCTGTCCGCCCGCGCCTCAGTGCGCACGGCCGTGCACAGCCCGTGCCAGGTGCCGGCCTCGCCGACCACCTCCACCAGATCCAGCGGCTGCACCCTGCCGATCTGACCCGGGACCAGGGGCGCACCGAACAGCGGGATCACCAACTCGATGGCGGCCTGCTCGCCGCGGTCGGACAGGATGTTCCGGCCACGCTCGGCGCCGGCGGCGCTGGTGTTGATCAGGGGGTCGCTGGCCTGCGGCGCGAACAGTTGCCCCGCTTCGCCTTGCCGGCGCACCTTGCAGGTGACGCCCTTTCCGGCCAGCTCCCCTGTCACGATCACCGCGTCATACAGCGGCGCGCTGCGCACCTGCAAGCTCTCGCTGGTGATGACATCCTCCTGCAGGACATGGTCTGGCTGAGTGCCGCGCCAGTCCCAGGGGCTTGCCGGGTAGCGCGCCCGCACGTACAGCTGCTGGGTGGCCGGGTCCGATTGCACCACCGCCCCGCTGGCGCTCGCCAGCCGGGTGATCGCCTCCATGGCCGGGGCGCCGTCGTAGAACCAAGCTCCGGCCGGCACCACCCAATCGACGGTCCCGTACTCGGAAGTGAACCCGGTATCGGCCAGCTCTTCGGCGACCAGCTGCGCCACACTGCGGTCCTCGGTGGTCGCCTTCACCCGCGCCGGGGCATACGGCGCGGCGAGCAGCGCAGTCCGCGAGCGGCCGGTCAGCGAGACGCCTACCCGGTTCCACTCGCGCTGCTTGCGGTAGGTCTCGATGATGGCCGTCCAGACGTAGCCGTTGAGGGTCACCTCGACCTGGCGCGGCCCGGCAGTTGTGGGCTTCAGCAGCGCAAGCTGGGCACTGTCGGCCAGGTCCAGATCGAAGCTGATGCCCCAAGCGTCGACGCTCGACAGGATCGACACCCCTTCCACCTCGATGGGCGTGCGATCGGGGATGCGCACAACGGAAATGCTGTTGATCACGACGTATGTCCTTTGCTGCGGGCGCGCCAAATAGCAGGCGGTCGCGCCGAGATTGAGAGGTGCAAGGCCCGGGGTGCTGATCAGCGCGCAGCCGAGGCTGAGCGCAACCAGATTGCCGGGCGGGAAGATCGGTACGGGGTCGGGATCTGGATCAGGCTTCGGCGGGCGGACAACCCAAGGCAGCGGCTTGGCGGCCCCCCATGGCAACGTGGCCGCGCGCCTTCCCTGCCGCAACGCACGCCATGGCACCGCCCACGCTGCATGGCGCGCATCGGGACTCGCCGACCACGCAATGCCGATGTTGTGCTGAGACGCGCGACCGCTGGCCCACGGGAGCCGAGAGGCAGCACGCAACCCGGGCAGGCTGGAATGCCAATGGATAGCCAGCTGAGCCTGTGCCGTAGGGAGCGAGGTCCACGCGAGCACCGCGCTCGCGGGTCGAACGCCGGTAGCGGCTTGCCAGCGCAGTGCGGCACCGCATTTCAACAGCGGTGTCAGACCCCAACTGAGCGAAGCTTTACGCTCCACAACTGCTGCGCCTCCCCAGCCAGTCGCCGCACGTGCGCTCAGAAGTGCAGACGCCCCCCAACCGACGCGCACACTTGCGCGGGTCGCGCGAGTGCGCCCCCATGGCAGACTCGTGCTGGTCCGCAGACCACGCGCCACTGGCTCGACGGGTGTGTCATTCCAGTCGATACCGAGATTAAGCGAAACAACCTCGCCGCCGCCCAAGTACCGTGGGCCGAGGTTCAGAACTACCCAGTTGCCTGCCGGCAGTTCCATCAGACCACCATCTTTGCCGGCGTCACCCAATCTTGGATCGCGGAGTTCACGCCCGCGTTCAAGTCAGTGCCGATCACCCGGTAGCGCAGGGATCGATCAATACCCGTCATCCGCCAAACACCGTCATGGCCACTCAGGACTGAGCCGAGATACTGCACGTTCACTGCGTCATACATGGCATAGACGGAGACGTAAATCCGGGAGGGAACGTTGACGATCTTTGCGCGACCATCGTCATCGCCCACCGGCGGATCACCCCCGAGGTAACCATCACCACCGCGCGGGCCCCAATTCCGATAGAGGGTAAGGAGGATCATTTCCAGGGCGCGTCCAAGCGGAAAAGAACCTGACCGTTGCGATCCGCCACGTCAGGCTCAGCAACGTTGTAGTTCACGGCAAGCCACTGCCCAAGCCCGATGCCTTCCACAAAAGGAACGATCGCGCCCTCCGTGTACGGCCTGGAATGCAAAGGCACCAGCACGCCTGGAAGCTGTCCCCGCATCGCATGTGAGTTTTCGCGAACTACTGCAGGGATGTAGTTGTAGCCACCGTGCGCAGGATCAGGGCCGAGCCTATAGGCGCCGCTTCCATAGGAGTAGCTGCCAGTCCCACCAGGCACGATGCCGCAGGTTGCGACTCTACCCGGCGCAGACAAGCGGTCGCTGTAGCTGCGCATGACAAAACCACCCGGAATCCCAAGCGACGTACGATTCGCAGTGGTCGTCACAGCGGTGTCAATGGTTGATGCCCAGAAGAGGGAGCAAACGTTACTATCCCAGGCGCCGCTATAGGAGGTCAGCTGGTTCGCGCCGAACATGGCAAATGGGTACGCGTCACCAGGTACCGCGGTCAGAATATCTCCGAAGTAGTACGCCCCCATGACATTCGGGTTTTGGGCCTGTGTCGGCCACTGCGTAAACAGATAGAAACCAATCTCCGTGGCGATCACCAGCCACCGCCTCGCCGCAGTGCCCGCCGATGTTGCTTTTGCAATCAAGGACCCCTGCGCCTGCATCGCCACGCTCGGCGTGCGATCTACGCCGGTGTCAATATCGCTCATCGAGCTGTAGGCAAGCGCCTGCGCCAAGGCCGGCGTATTGAGCATGTCCACCGACGCATCGTCGCGAACGCGCAAATATGCCCCGGAGCCGCTGACTGGGCTATTTCGATAGACGTGCACCCCTGAACTGGAGAACGGCCGGGTCCAGCCCGCTCCCGGCTTCACGTTGGCGCCACTGCCATAGCCTGTGACCAGCACTGCGTGCAGCAGTGCAATGAGTGACCCGGCTTGGCCGGTCAGAACCGGAGCACCGGGATCCGTGCTTCGGTAAACAGTCGGGATGAGACTCATGCAGCAGCTCCGGCTACGTTGCCTATGACCTGGAATCGGGTGGAATCGGTGGCACTCTCGGGTGTTCCCGGCAGGGTCGTGCGGACCATCCACACCGGTGCAAGGCCGCCAATGGTGTTGAAGCGAACGACGTTGTTCGTCGCCCAGCCCGTGCCCCAGCCTTGGAAGCGCATCGTGAAGTAGGGCTGTCCGGTGCGCGGATTGATCGGCGCCAGGGCGGTGGTCGTGCTGCCGGTGGCGATGATGCCGACGGTCTCGCCGATCAGCTCATAGTTGGTGGCACTGGTGAACCGCACCGCCCAGCGTTCGGTGATGGCGTCAGCGTTGCCCACGACCAGCGGATAGTCCGTGTCGTTGTAGCTTGCTGAGGCAGCGCTGCCGATCGGCACATTGCTCCACACATTGGTCCAGGCTGACTGATCGAACAGATTTTCGACTCGCGCCTGCAGGTCCAATGAACCGTTCGCTTCACCCAAACGGAGCGCGGTGCTGATCAGCGCTTCACCGGCGGGATAGTCATGGGTCAGACCGCTATTGATCTCGATCTCACCGGTGATCTGCGGCTGCACCACCAAGCGCCGATCTTCCACGCGATCGCTGATGACGATAGGCAGGACGTAAGCAGACAGATTCAGCGGATCGGAGAACGACAGCGTGCCAACGTCCAGATCCGAGGTGTACCAGACGCTGTCCACCGGCTTGCCTGCTGAATCGCGCACCTCGACGGCGGACAGGCGCCCGCGGCCCAGGTTCACCACCTGCCCGGCAGCCGGCGAGGCCACCGGGTGCTTGGCCGTATGGTGGATCAACACCGTCTGGCCGGGCTTGAATGCGGGAACGCGGCCATCGCTGGGGAGGCGGACGGACTCCAAGCCCACCACCACTGCCGACAGCGGGATGGAGCGGAAGACGACCGCGCCGATGTAGATCGAGCCGGCCAGCACCAGCGTCGGCCGCCACACCTGATCGCCGACCACCGCCGCAGGGTCAAACCACGGCGCACCCTCGTTGCCGGCGACCGGGACCATTGAGCCGAACTGCACGGACGCCCGCCCGCTCTCCCAGTCCACCAGCCCGCGCACCTGGCTGCCGCTGATGACGCCGTTGATGTCGGCCGAGGCGGTCAGCAGGATGCCATCCAAGGTCGTCGCCCGCAGGGTGAAGTTGCCCGGACGCAGAGGCGAGCCCGGCGTGCGGAAGAACACGGCAGCGGTGCCAGGATCAGCGATGCGCGTGAGAAGCGCCTGGATCTGCACGGTGTTGCCGCCGCCGGGCGCCCACTGCGTCAGATTGGCCGCGCCGCCGGCGTAGTCGATGGTGCCAGCGTAGGTGCCTGCACCATTGACCGGATCGATGGAGTGATACAGGGCGCCACTGCGATCCACGTAGGTGCGGCCGCGGTAAGTGAACCGCACACTGCCCGGCACGATGCTGTCGCTGATGGTCGGGGTGAGCAGCAGTTGCACCGGCGGAAGGGCCAGGCTTTCGTTTGCGGTGGTCTGCGGCGCCCCCGCCACGCTCCAGCCCAGCGAGATAAGCGTGCCGGCCGAGAACTGCGCCGATACGTCTTTGCGGTAGTAGCCGGTCACCTTCCAGCGCTGGTTGCTGCCCATCTCATAGATCGGCACCGAGACCTGGTGGACGGTGAACTTTCCGGCCTGCAGGGTGACGGCCCCGGTGGCGTAGTTCACCGCGCCCAGCACCGTGTTGAACGGCTGGCCGCCTACAGAGACCCCACGGATGTTGCCCTGGCCGTCATCCCGTGCGAGCACGCGCATTGCGACCGGTGTGCTTGGCATGCCGTCTGCGTCGGCGCTCACCGAGATCATCCAGTCCAGATTGACGCTGCCGGCGCGCACCGGCCCTGCCGGGAGCTGGAACGAAACCAGCCCGGCGCCGTCGGGCGTTGGCGCCGGGGCCGCGGTCTGGGAATCACCCCAATCGTACTGGCAGGCCAGTTGGGAGTCGGCGTCCGGCAGCGTCGCCGGGCGAATGCTCACCTCGCCCGTGGCATAGGCGATGGTGCCTCGCGCCACGCCTGCGATGAGAAGCTCGCCCGCGCCATTGTCCGTCACGGCCACGTTCTGCGCCGAGACACGAAGGGTGAATGCCGCGGTACCCGGCACCACGCCGCCGTTCTGCAGCATGAAGTGGAGTGCCGGCGGCTGGATAGCCACATCGCCTGCACGCGATTCAGCCACGACCGTCGTACCCCAGCTGGTGATCACGCTGCTGCTCAGATCAGGGAGAGCACCAGCAGTCATCACAACCGAGCCGGTGGCGTAATTGACGGTGCCGCTGCCCTGCCCCGGCTTGCCGATCAACTGGCCCCGGCCGTTGTCGGTCAGGCGGATCCATTTGCCCAGGGCCCGGTAGTCAACGACAACGGTGCCAGGCGCCGGAAGCGGCTCGATCTGGAACAACCAGTTGTAACCCTGGTTGTTCTGGGTCACGACGATTTCGTCATTGAAGCCCTGCTGTACCACCGCGCCGGCCGGGGTCGCGGTGATAGTGATCGGGGTGCTGCCGATGCCGGTGGAATGGGTGACGCTCACGGCGCCCGACTGGTAGTCCACAGTGCCGGACCACGGCGACTGCCCGGCCGAGACCAGGCCGCCGGTGCCGTCGTCGGTAAGCTCCACTGCGCCGGCGGCTACCTTGACCGAGCCGACGGCCATCGAGTTGCCCAGGTAGCGCGTTACCGCGACACCGGCGCTGAAGCTGCTGGTGAACTGCAGGGCCAATGAGCCCACCGGCCCGGCCGGCACATAGCTGATCGCGCCTAGGCCGGCGAGCACGTCGCTCACCGCCGTCTCGGCCGTGGAGGTGGGCACGATTGCCACATAGGGGCTGTCCACCTGAACGGAGAGGTCGCCCGGCGCCGCCGCCGCGGTCAGTCGCTTGACGCTGTGGTAGCTGGTCGCGTCAACGACGTTCGTCTCATAGACACGGGTGGGCGGCTTCGCAGAAGTAAACCGCACCACCTCCTGCCCATAGAAGCGAAGCAGGAGCGCGTTGATGATCTCGACCACGATCACGTCCCGCTCAAAGGCGCCATCGGCATCGGTGAAGGTGCGGGTGGTGCGCGACAGGATGCTCTTCACCCGCACGTACTGCTCGGCCGCCTCATAACCACCGCCGTTGGTCAGCAGGCAGAGGTTGTCGTTGATGTCGGGGCTGGGCGCATCCTTGGTGCAGTAGAACTGCAGCGCCATCTGGCCGATGAAGTGGTCATTGAGCAGGATGTAGCGGGACTCAGTGCCCCGGGTGATATAGCCCTCCACGCGACTGCGGGCGTCGGAACGCACGTCGCTGTAGCTGCCGGTGGAGAACATGCTTACGCTCACACGCGGGTCAGCCGGCGGGTCGATCAGCACGCCGATCGCATCCTTGAGCACGTCCGGGCCCGGCGTATCCAGGTGCACGAACATCTTGCGCAGGGTTGCGCGACCGGTGGTGCGCTCTTCATCGCCGATGTCGGGGAAGAGGTTGTTCATCTGCCCGTCCACGATCTCGGTCTGGACCATGCGGCCGCCGCCGTCCGGGTTGTCGGTCAGTCGCTGCGACTGACGCATCTTGATGTCTGTTGCTGAGATCGTCATCGCTTACACCGTCATGAGTCGAAGGGTGATGGAGAAGAAGTCGCCGTCCAGCGCAGGCACGGCAAAACGAATAGGGTCGGCCTCGATGCCGGGACCATCGGTTCGGCGCCAGCGCACCGGCAGCTCACGCTGGCCGCCGTTGTGGGCGGGAAGGATCAGGGGCAGAGAGGCCGTGCGCGGGAGCTCTTCCAGCGCCTGCAGAGCACGCAGCACATCGAGACGGACCGGTGCCACGTAGGCAGCACCATCCCGCTGGGTCTGGAGGGTGATTGGGCGGCCCGCCTGCATCGCTGATTCCTGCACGATGAGGGCGCCGGTGAGGCTGGTTTTGACGGCCTGCCCTACTCGCCAAGCGGTGAACTCATCAGTCCATTGCAGATCAGGCGGAAGCGCGATGCCCGCCAAGGTGAGGACGCTCATGGGCGGCGGCCTCCAGCTCTCACCGACACGCTACGGCTGCGGGCCACCCGGTCCAGCACCAACGGCGCCACAAGTGACGCCAGCCGCTCAGCCGTGTCACGCTCCTGCGCGCTGGCACTGGCCGCCACCGACGCACTGGGCGCCGTCCATTCGATCCGCAGGACATCTGTGCCACTGCCATTGGCGTTGCCGACACGCTTGGCATCCTCGGCATCCTGCTGCCGCTGGGCGGCCTCTGCCTCCTGGCGCCGCTGTTCCGCGGCCTGCCGAGCCGCTTGGTCCCGCGCTTGAATCTGCTGCTTGATCTGCGTTTCCAATTGCAACGTGCGCTCCAGCTCGGCGGCGCCGAGGTAGTCGAACTTCGACGCAAGCGCATCGCGCTGCGCCCCCATCTCGTCATTGCTCTTGAGGGTCCGCTCCAGCTCGGCGTTGTACTCGGCCAGGTCCCGGCGCTGTTTGCTGATTCCGTTCATCAGGGCGGCGAACTTCTCCAGGGAGTCCTGCCCACCCAAGGTCTGGAAGAGCTCCCGCGCCTTCCCGGACAGGTCCCCCAGCGAGAAGGACAGACCTTGGGCGGCGCTGTCGGCCCCGCCCAGCCCAGTCGCTGCGTTGCTGCCCGCCGCGCCCACAGCTTCGGTCGCGCTGGCTGCGCCCCCGGCGGAGGCAGCAACCCCATCGAGCTCACGAGCTGCGCTCGCTGCCCCATCCGCGACAGCCCGGGTGGCCGAGGTGCCCTTCTCCTTCAGATCGTCCATCGCGTCGTTGACCCGGTAGATAGCTCCCAGGTGTGCCAGCTGGGATTCCACCATCACCTGCTGGGTGGCATCGCTGTCCGCCGCGGCTTCCCGTGCGCTCTGTGCATACGCGCGGAAAGCGCGCCGCACGTCTTCGATGCTCGCCTTGCCCTGCGCGGCGCCCCGGCGGATCTCTTCGAAGGCTGACTTTGCAGCATCCCGGGCTGCGTTGAGGGAAGCCTGCGACTGGATGCCGAGCCTACCGAACTCGTTGTTCAGCGGATCCATCGCGTTGGTGATGTCCCGGATCCGGGCGTGCAGTGCCGCCGCAGAGCGGCCCGCCTGGTCAAAACCCACCTTTCCCCGTGTGCCGGCAGCCTCGAGCAGAGTCCCCAGCGTCCGGGCTTCGTCAAGAGTTGACACTTTGCCCAGCGCTGCGCGGAAGGCTTCCTCGATCTGCGCGCCGGTGGCGAGTGCGTTCTCCGAAATGGCCGCGAACGAGGCAATCGCATCACGCCCAGCCTTGCCGAAGCTCAGCCCGACGCGCTCGGCATTGACGCCAAGATTCTGGAGAGATGCGGTCAGCGTCTGCTGCAGCACGGCGGCAGCATCCACAGCAGCAGCCGGAAGCGCCTCAAACGCCGTCTGCGATGCCTGCTGGAAGCGCAGCAGCTCTTCACCGGAAAGCTGCTGCAATACGTCCAGCAGGCCGTCACGCACGTTGCGACCGGCAGCGGCCCCTTGCGCGGCGGTGTGGGCAAGCGCAACAGCCACGTCTTCAAGCGAGCGCGTGTCTGCGAAGTTGAGCGCCTGGAACAACTTCGAAATCGATGTAGATGCCAGCTTGGCGTCTCGGTCGATGCCCACCAGCTGCTCCAACACCAGCTGGGCTCCGGCGCCGATGCCATTCTTCATCGCGTCGCCGGCGACGCGGGCGCCCTCGGCGATCGCGCGATAGCCTTCATTCGCCTCGCGCAGGCGCAGCTTCACCTGCTCCAGCTGCTTAAGCTGTTCATCGGTGGCGATGCCCATGGCCTGCATGCGCAGCAAGAAGGCGAGCTGCGCCTGCAGGTACTGCTTCAGCCCCTCCACGCGCGCCTGATAGGACTGGCGTTCCGCCTCCGCCATAGCCGCCACTTGGGCAGAGGTCTGGACAGCGGTATCCCGGAACTCGATCAGGCCATTGGCGACGGCCTTGCGCGCAACAGCCTCCTGATAGAGCGTCTCCTGAAGCCTACGGCTGATCTCGCCGGCCTCCTTCATCGCCTGGCTGTTCTTACCCAACTCATCGCCAATCGCACGTCCGATCGACTCCAGCCCCCTGGCCAACATTTCCAAGCCGAGCAGTGTCACCGTGATAGGCACTACCGTGGGCATCCTCTTCAGGATGTTGCCCAGCGTTACAGCTCGTTTCCCAGTTGCATCCATCGCGGCGACGCTGGCCCATTGCGCCCGCGTTGAAGCTGCCAGAGTTGTCCGCCAGGTGTTCACCTGCGCGATCGCCTTGATGATGGCGAAGGTTGCAAAGGCCTTGCCTAGCACCACGATCGCGCCGCTGTGCTCCACGACCCACGTGGTCGCACCCTTGACCGCCTCGGCCATGGTGATGATGCCGTCGGCCGTCTGCTTGGCCCAGCGCGTGAGAGTGCCATCCTTGGCAAGGCGATCCACGACGGTGAGCATTTCGGTGAGCTGGGCCTTGAAGTAGGTCAGCACGCCCTGATCGGCGACTTCCTGTTTCCAGTCCTTGAACCGCTCAGACGCTTCCTTCCACAGGCCGGCGATCGTGCCGACCTTGGCCGCCGCCGCCGCGCCACCGTAAGACTCGGTCAGCACGTCAAGAATGATGGCCTGCGCCTCGGCCACCCTGCCGGTCGCCTCCAGCTGCTTGATCAGCTGCTTTTGGCTGTCCTCCAGGGTAAAGCCCTGTTTGCTCAGCGACTCCATAGCTTTCGATGGTGTCTGGAGCGCCTTGCCAACGATCTCAGCCGATGCCTCCAGGCTCATGCCCAATCGCTGGGCCTGATCGATCGTGGCCTGCATCGCCGCGGGGAACTGCTCGCCCACGATGTTCGTGTAGGAAAGCAAGCGCACCTGAGCGGCCGAGATCTGGCCGTCATCGAAGAGCCCCCCTTGCAGTTGCCGTCGCATGCGTGCCAACTGTTCTGCCGTGAACTCGCCCTGACGGCCAGTAGCGGCAAGTGCAGCCTCCAGCTGCCCTAGCTCCTGCTCTGCGTCGCTGCCTTCCTTGATGATGTCCTTGATACCGTCGACGACCTTGCCGAACCCGATGAAGCCGAGAGCGGTCGCAGCGATACCCTTCAGTTTGCTCATGATCGAGCTGGTGGCGGTGGCCGCCACACCCAGCTCGGCAGTCTCCTGCGCGGCTTGGTTAGCGCGATCACGATAGGCTTTCAGCGACTCGGCGGCCGCCGTGCTGGCCTTCGCCTGGTCGCGAAAGCGACCGTCGCTGTCCTCGATCTGCTGATTACGGCGGCGGGTTTCGGCGGCGGCCTGGGCGGCCTCCTTCGCCTGTTCGGTGAACGCCTTCGCAGTTCGCTCAGCATCATCACGCAGGCGCTGCTGGCTTTCGGCTAGCTGCGCCGTATTGACGCCAAGGCCGCCCAAGGCGGTATCGGCTTTTACAACCGCCTCCCACTGGCTGCTCAGTGAGGCCTTCAGCTTGTCTCCCTCCGCCCTCAGATTCCGCTGAGCGTTCAGCAGCTCCTTGGATGGGGCAGCGGTCTCCGCGATCTGCAAGGAGAGCTGGTAGGCGGCCTTCTGGTTGGCATCGAAACGTGTTTCCAGATCGGCCAACGTACCCAGCAGCCCGTCAAACGCTTCGGCTTTCTCGGCGGTGGCGTTGAGCTCGGCCAGCTTGTCCACCAGCTTGCCGGTGTCGGCCACGGCAGCGTCCGAGGCCACGCCCATCTCGGCAAGCGCCTGGCGCAATTCGTCCACGCCCTCTGTGCCACTGGTCTCCAAAACCAGCCGTAGCGCTTCCTCGAATGCCGCATTGTTCGCCATCAACGCTTCCCCTGCCTTGCCAGTTTCAACTGCCGGATGAGCTCGCTACCGCGGAACTCGTTCATTTCGCGAGCCAGGCGTGTAACGACCACGTCGCCCTGGCCCATCACCATCTGGTATGCGCTCGGACCTGTGAGCGTCCGCAGCTTGCGGCGACCATCGCGCCCGGACGGCGCAGTGGCGTCTCGCGAGAACTGACGCGCCACCAAGCGCCTTTGACCATCAACCGTTGCGATGAAGGCTGAGTTGTAGACCTTCCGCTCACCCTTCTGGATCAGGGCGGTCGCACCAGCTGTCTTTCGACCGCCCCAGCGTCCACCGAACCCGACCAGCGGGAGCGGCTTGGCCGAGGCATTCAGCGAGATGTATTCACCGTTCTCATCCGCACCCGTGCGCACGGTGAAGCGCCCAGTCAGATCACTGACGCGTACGTTGTAGATCTCACGAATGGCTCTCTTTGCCGCGGGCTCGAACCGCCGACGCACCGTGATGGCCGACCGAGCGTCGGCCTTTGCGATCGCCGCTGCACTCACACCATTCACCTTGGCAGCAATGCGAGCCAAGGCAGCGGCGTTCATGCGTCGGTCGAGGCTGGCGAACCTACCCATAGCTCAGCGCTCCCACACAAAGGCGGACGGCGCCATCCCAGGCGCCGACCACTGAGGACTGGGAGCAGCCCTCTGCCACATCAATCGGCCTTCTGCTCGTACACCTTGAAGGTGTACAGCGCGGTCTCTTCCGAACGGAAGATCACCGAGCCGGTCAGAGTCACCTGGATCGGGTCATCGCTGAACCAATCCACGTCACCGTCCACGGTCAAGTCAACCTGCGGAATGCGCAGCAGGCCGTTCTCGCCACTGATGCGATCCTGCACGTCACCCATGATCATGAAGGCCTTGTTGGGCACCGCGCCGCCATTGATGGCCGTCTGCAAATAGCCGTCATAGCTGTAGGACACGGTCAGCGCATCGCCATGGGCAATGTCACCTTCGGCCAGCGGGATGAGGATGCCCTGCCGGTTATCGATGTCATAGTCGACACCGGCCTCCAGCGTCTCGGCCCCCTTCTTAATGACCGGCGCCGGCGAGGCCATGATGAAGCGATGGCCAAGCTCGATCGGTGCGTCCTTGCTGTAGACGGTAAGAGCCTGGTTCGACACAGTGCCTGCATCGACCGAGGTCGATACGGCGCTGCCGTAGAGCATGCGGGCGAGGATGGCCGGCGGCACTTCCAGTGCGGTCACACTGATGCCGGTGGTGCCGGGATTGGCATCTGTGTGGATGATCTGGCCGTAGCGATCATCGCGGCGCTTGCTCTTCACTTCGGTCGTGTCGCCAGCCTCATAGCTGAACGTCAGCGAGCTCTGTTCGAGCGGCTTGTTGCCGAACTTGTCGTCCGGATCGGGAATGACGGGAATGCGGTTGGCACCGGCGCCGTGCTCATAGAAGCGCAGATCGCCGGCGAACTTACGGACCTTGGGTTGGGCCATTAGGGTTTCTCCTGGGGATTGGACACGGGCTGGAAACTCTCGGTCAGACCGGCCCGCGCGGTGATCTGAGCGACAACACTGGAGTGACCGGCGTCATCGGTGACGGGGACCAGTTGTGAATCGACGACTTCGAACTTGGTGAGACCCAGCGGCAGCGACCGTGAGTCGAAAGTGAGCACCCTCAACAGGTCATGCCGGGCGCGGTGAACCAGACGATTCGGCCGGTCCTCGTCCTGACCTCGCGGCACGCTGAACTCGATGGTCAGAGCCACATCGGAACTGGCCTGGGCGCGGCCTCCCGATGTGGAGCTGATCCGATCCACAACAATCGCGGTAGCGGCAGTGGCAAGATCAGGCGGTGCGTCTTCGTCATCGAGCAGGATCAGACCGCTTCCGATATCGGTGAAGAAGCCCGACTCCGACCGGATGAGGCGCACCCGGGCTGCCAGGAACTCAAGCAGCTGCCAGCTTGCCGGTTCCTTGGATATATCAGTCAGTGACACGAATCACCAGCCAGCGGCTCAGCGAGCCGTCGTCAGAGATAAGTTTGGAGTTGGAGTAAAGCTCGCCGTCGACGAGCACCCGTCCCTTGGAAACCGGGCGAAAGCCAGCGGTTCGCACGTAAGCGACCTCGACTCGGCCGGCCACGAACTGTCTGAGCCCGCCGATCATTTCGCTGTCGCGGTCCACATAAACCTGGCAGGGCACGGCAGCACCGCCGTCCGGCAGCGTGTATGTGGCGAGGTCAGCCATGCCTGCTGCGGCGAAGCTCGCATGCAGGCCCGCGTCCATCTCGGCAAGGAATGCGCGCTGACCCATTACCGGCGATCCTCGCGACGATTGGTGACGCACAGAGCCAGCACGAGGCACAGCACGACGACCGCGAATGCCAGCAGCGCGCTCACGGCTTCACCTCGGTGCCTTGGACGGCGCGCACTTGCTCGGCACGGCCATTGAGGCGCTCAATGACGGCCCGGCGCTGCGCGGCAACGTCAAAGCACTGTGCGATCGGACCTTCAGGTACGGCCTCGGTGCGGGTGAGCGCAACCGGGATCGACACGTACACGCGCCGCTCCACCACCACAGGCTCAGGGGTCACCGCGCACTGCGCCGGGCCTGCATCAGGCTTGGTTTGCCCACACGCAGCAAGCACAGCGGCGATCGCCACGACGGTCAGTAGCCGGAGAATGCTGGGCATGATGCTTCCACCTCGGTCAGGGCCAGCGCGCAGCGCGTCTCACGCGCTTGGCCGGCATAGCGATTCATGAACTGCTTCAACGTCTGATGGGCATCCGCCTCGCGGGCCTCAGCCGCAGCTACCGCGCTGTCGCTTTGCTGCTTGAGCGTGGCCGCTTGGTTCTGCGCCAACGCGAGCTCCGCCTGGAGGACGCCAACGGTGCGGCCGTAACCAGCGTTGGCCTTGGCCAGCTCTGCAACCCGCGTGGTGACGCCCTCCTTCTGCGAGGCACAGGCAGCCGCAGCACCTTCATAGGTGGCAGCGGCAGCACGGGCATTTGCCCGCACGACCACAAGGCCGACGGACAGTGCGATCACCACCAGGGCGAGAACCCCGATCACCCACATGAGCGGCTTCACCGTGATCACAGACGGAAGCTTCATCGCGCACGCTCCGTCAGGCCGGCTTCGTCCTCGCGACGACCGCAGAGGCCCGCCTCGAGGTTAGTACCACGCCACAACCGGCACATCTGGCGAATCTGGCCCGCGACGCAATGCACGTCCGCGCCGGGCAGGCATACGTCGCGGATTGCACGCATCTCAGCGCGCGCGGGACCGGTCATCGAGGCGCCGCGGTTGTAGACCACGGAAACGAGTGCACCGCGGGCGTCAGCAGGAAGGGCATCGAACCCGTCAGCACCGAACGCTCGGCGGGCACTGGCGTGATAGCGCGGAAGCGAGGCCACGCCGAACACATCACTCGCCAGCCCGAACGGAACGCGCACGTCGCGTAGATCCCGCACGACGGGTTGCGCGGCAGGGCCGGTGATCCCAGCGGTCGCCTGGAGGCGGGACGCCGCGGCCAAGGCTGACCAATCCAGGCCGATCTGCTGGTGGGTCTGATGGCCGCCGTCGTAGCCGATGCCCCACGTCACGCCTGATGCGCCACCCGGCCAGATGGGCGCCTCATAGCGCCGCGTGTATAGCGCCTGGCTGCCAACCTCCCAGCGGACAATCAACGCAACAGCAGCCGGCGAGATGAACGACGCCTGGGGGGCGCTGACCGCCGGTGGCAGGACCTGCTGCACTGCCTCCTGCAGCGCCACAACCACTGGCATCACTGTGCCTGCGGTGGACTCTTGCGCTGATGCAACCACCGGGGCAGCAGCGTCGGCCACCTCTGCGCGCGCCTCAGCCACGGTTGCTGCCGGCGCGTCAGCAGCGCCCAGAACGGACGCTGCTACCGGGGACTGGCCGCAAGCGGTGAGCGCGGCGACCACCAAGGCAGAGAGAGCATGGCGGGCGATCATCGGGCGATCCAGAAGAAGGCAACGAACAGGCCAACCAGTCCCACCCATTCGGCGCGATCAAGCAGCAACATGCGCCAAGCCGATCGGTCACCAGCCCGGGCGGCGTCATGCAACTGCCGCTCTTCATCGTCACGCAAGTCGAACAGATAGGTGCGCTTGAACAGCCAAGCAGCCGCGCAGGCGGTCGCCAAGTACGCGGCGGAGATCGGCAGCTGAAGCAACTGCGCCAACACGTCGCCGCCGATAGTGCGGTCGAGCGCACCCAGCAGGATCCACCCCAGCAGCGCCAGGAAGATCAGGACCGGCAGCCAGACGATGAACTCCTGCCAGCGGCTGAAGAAAGAGAGGATGCGATTCATGGTGTTTTCTGCGCCTGTTCCACGGTATTGAGACGACGCTCCAGCTCGGCGATCCGCCAGATCACCCCGTTATCCAGCTTCGCGTTGACCACCTGCACGTCGCTGGTTACCTGCTGAAGACCCTTGCCCTGCTCCGCCTGGATGGTGCGGATGTCGTTGAGCATCCAGCTCACTGCCCCGCCCGCCACCGACAGCACGAAAGGCAGCGCGAAGATGGCGACCTTGAGCGCCACAGACGCAAACTTTCCGTTCATGGCCCGGTCGATCTGGGCATTTGCATCAGTGGTGCTCATCAATCCCCCTGTGTTCGTAGAAGCTCCACCACCGCACACGCCACCCGGGCATCTGTGTGCGGTGGTGGGCTAACCCTTATGCGCCGCCGGTACCGGCCGCTGCGGTGCCCGGCGTCAGGCGCACCAGCACCTCAGCGTCACCGTTCGCTGCCGCCTCCACGGCGTAGCCGAAGCCGTTGAAGTCCGCGGCGCCGCCGGCGGCGACGATCACCCGCTCGTCAGCGCTGGACCAGTTGACCGCCGCGCCGTTGGCAACGACTGCGGTTGCCAGCTTCGGAAGGCGGAAGACGCCCTCCACGTGCACCGCGATGCGATCGCCGATTCCGCCGTCGGTGACGGCGACACCGAACAGCTTGCCCTTCGCGACGACACCGCCGCTCTTGACCGCCTTGTCCAGCACCACGTCCAGCACGCGGCCGTCCTGATGTGCGTTCTTCATGACTGTTTCCTCAAATCGAAAGGGATATCGCTTGAGCGCGAACCGGCAACCCGGCCGCGCTCAAAATTGGCGGAGGCTCAGGTCGGATTGCCCGGGTTCTTGTAGATGCCGCGGTAATCGGCGATCGCCGGCGCAGCGTCGAGGCGGACCTTCCAGGCCACACCATCAACCGTGAAGCCCTGCTCCTGCTCCAGATACGGGGTCTGGTTGCCATCCAGGTAGCCGACGACGATGCCGTCAACGAACGCGGGGTTCGCCAGGCCGTACCACGCCTTCGGATCCTTCTCGTCCAGACGACCGTGATCCCAGACTTCGAAGGTGTTCCGGACGGTGTTCGGGTCTTTGTCGCCCGTGCCAGCGCCCACGGCATACTCCGCTTCGCGCACAGCACGCGCCTGCAGGTTCAGTGCGACTGGCGTCAGCAGCCCCTTCATCGGCACCTGGATCAGGTTGCCGCTCTTGTCCTTCTGCAGACGCATGGCCGACTGCATGGCCCCGACGCTGGCCGTGCTGATCAGCGCGGCCGGCAGCAGATTGCCGTGTTCAGCGCTGAAGAGACGCTTGCCATCGGCCAAGGTGGGGTTGCTGTTGATCAGCTCGAACACGGCCTTCGCCAGCGTGCGGCGAGCGGCCTGACCCATCTTGCGCGGCACATCACTGAAGATGCCCAGGTCATCGTTGATGACGGCTTGGCGCGTGATGGTGAACAGCTTGCCGTAGGTGACGATCTTCATCGCCTGCGACTGCTCACTGAAGGTGCCCTGCTTGTACTCGCCACCTTCCGGGACGATGTCCAGATCCGAGAACGCACCCAGGCCTACCAGATTGGTCGCCTTGAAGTCCGGCACGTTCACCGCGCGGGTGAACTGGTCGAAGTTTTCCTCCGCCTCCTGGTAGCCCTGCGCCACAGCGCGCCGCGAGGCGTCACCCAGCAGGGCCGGGAAGTCCGAGGTGCTGTGCGTGAAAGCCATGCCCACGATCTGCATGCGGTCCATGCCGTTCACGTTCGTGCCGGTGGCCTGGACGCATGCACGCGCGATTTCGCCCATGGTCATGCCACGGAATGGGTTGCCATCGGTGGCCTGAACCAGACCGGCGCGGGCCTCGATGGCGTTGGACATAGCGGCACGGGTCAGGTCGCGCTGATCACCGCCCGGAACGATTCCAGCATTGCCGTTGAGCGGCTGGCCGTTGGAGCCCAGCAGCGCCAGGATGTGGCGACCGGCATTGTCGGCGGTCACACTGATGTCTGCTGCGGCGATGATGCCGTTGACGTACTCGGCCACGGCCGGGATGCCCATGTGCGACTGCGCAATCGCTTGGATCTCGGTGTTGCGCGTCCGCAGCGCTGTCATCGCCGCCGCTACCTGATCTGCCACGGGAGCAGCGGCAGTGACCGGCGCCGGGGCAGCGGGAGCTGCGGGCGGAGTTGCGGGATTGCCCGCCGCCGCGGCGGTCGCGAGACCGGCACTGGCGAGGATGGTGGCGTACTGCTGTTTCATGGTGGGATCCTCGATATGGCCGATCACGGCCGACTGGCTTACCTCAGGGAGTGAGGCGAAGGTTTGCGGGGAGAGGCTGGCAACGATGTGGCGACGCAGCTGGGCGGTCACCGGCGCACCAGCCCCCTCGATTGCTTGGAGATAGCCGGTAACGGCGACTGCAGAGGCGGCCTGCCAGCGGGCGCTGGCACCGGGATCGGCATCCACCACCACGTCGGCCAGGCCGGCCTCGATCGCCTGCGGACCGGAGTACCAGTGGTCGGCGTCATCGGTAAGCAGCCGTTCCATGTCCTCACGGCGGCCCGAGCGAGAGGCATACGCCTCAAGCATCGCGGCCGCATGAGCGTCCAACGCCTCAGCGTTCTGACGGAAGGTCGTGGCGGTGCCAGCCGCGACGGTGCGTGGCCCGTGCACCATGACCAGCGAGCTGGCGAAGACGCGGCGCTCATCGCCCGCTTGCAGGATCAGCGACGCAATGGAAGCGGCCTGCCCCTCAACAGTCACCACGGCGCGGGCCGAGTGGGATTTCAAAGCGTTGTAGATCGCCATGCCGTCGGTGACGACGCCACCCACGCTGTTCAGGCGGACATGGATGGTCGAGGCGGTGATCTGCCCGATGCGTTCCACCAGATCAAGGGCAGACACCGATTCCTCGAAGAGGTACCCGCCAATGGCGCCATAGATCATGACTTCGGCAGTGTCAGCCTCGGCGTGCACCTGGAAGAGGCACGGCCCCAGTTGGCAGTCCGGGCCAGCGTCGGCGGTGATCGAAAGGTTGATGGCGCCTGCCAACAGGCTCACTCCACGCATGGTCATTCGCTCCTGGAAAGATCGCGCGTCAGCGAGCCGAGCACCTGTGCCCGGGCCTCTGCGCTGGTATTGGGCGCCGTCGGCGCAATTTCGGCGGCCTGCTGCTGCCAGTCTTCTCGCTGGCGCAGCACGTCGATGGGGTTGTTTCCGTACTGCAGGATGTTCTGCTGCGGGCTGACCCAGCCCCGGTCCTCGGCCTCACCCTTGGCATAGGCTTCTTTCAGCGGGTCGATCCACGGCATGACAGGCCGCACGTAGGTGGACGCGGCCAAGTGGCGCAGCGTCCAGCCACGCGGCAACTTGATCTTGCCTGCCAGTACGCATGCTTCAATGAAGCGCTGCCGCTGTGGGCGTATGCTCATCGCGATGAAACGCTCGGCGAGCATCAGGTAGCTGCCCCACTTCTCCACCAGCTCCTGTCGCTGAGCCGAGTACGTGCCGTTGTAGTCCAGCGAGAGGCTGGAATAGCTCACACCGATACCGCCGGCGGCGGCGCGCAACTGCTCTTTGCGCCAGGTCGCGGCATTCGGGTTGGGCCGATCGGAACTGAGGCTCTCAATCGATTCGCCCGGCAGCAGATCGTCAAAGATCGCGCCAGGGGCCATGCGGAGTTCGCGGACCGGAGCACCGTCCTGCATCAGCACACGACCACCGAGCCCGTCAGCGCCGCCGAACATGCTGCCCTCGCCCTTCTTGATCTGGAAGGTCATCGACGCAGCAACCTTGGCCGCAATCCGCTCCGACTCTTCGTAGTCCTTCACGTCCTCAAAGCGGGACATGGAGCTGGCGAACACGCTGAGTCCGCGCACCTGGTGCAGCCGGCTCAGGTTGGCGATGCAATGCATGAAGTCGGCAGAGACCCGTTTCGTCTCAAGCCGGTTACCGAAGGGATCACCCGGGTGCTGCTTGTAGACATGGAATGCGATAGGGCGGCCCCAGGCGTTTCTCTCGACGCCCTGCAGGATGTTTCGGGAGGGGTCGCTGAACTCAAGAGGCACCAGATCCGCCTCCAGCATCTCGATGCTGTAGGGGACGCCACTGCCATGTGCCAATCCCGGCACGTAGCCGATCAGGTCCTGATAAAAAACATCGCCGTCGCGGAACCAGCTCCTTGCCAGCAGCTGCTGACATGCACCGTAGTCGTGCGTCTGAGTGACCTCCGGACGGTCCCACCATTCGTCCCACAGATCATCGAGCTGCAGTGCCAGGTCGCGGTTGATCGCTTGGCCCGGCAAGCGCGGGGAAGCCAGAACATCAATGCCAGAGCCGACCGTGTTCTGCACCAGAACGTTCAGGGCATTGTCCGCCAGATCCAGATCACGCTCGAGGTGCCGCGCTTGATCCCTCAGCTGGCGCGCATCCATGCCAGCGATAGCGCCGCCGCTGCCCCAGTCACGGGCGAGCTTCCGGCTGCGCGACGGGCGGGTCACCTCGTGGGCACGGGCTTCAACGGGGACCGCCGCCGCGGCGCGTACCGCGCGATCTGAAGCTGTGGTGGTCAGCAAGCGCTGACGGGCGATCGATGCGGATGCCATCAGGTGGAACCGCCGAAGTCCGCTGTAGCCCAGCCTGCCCGACGGCGGCGGCCCCCGTTTGCCTCACGGTCAACAACCGCCTGCCACTCAGCGCGGCCTTTTCGAATTTCTGCCAGGTCAGCGTGCGTCAGCTGCCGCTCACCGAAGCGAACGCTCTGGCCCTTCAGCACAGCGATCTCCGCCTGTGCGTAGTGTTCGAGCATTTGCTGTGCAGTTGTCATGCTGCATAGGCTAGGGATGTCGGTGTCCACAAACTAAACAAAGTCGTGGACACCCTCTCCTGTAACTAACTGTTTTTAAAGGGCCGAAAAACTAATTTGTCTCCACTTTCAATGAAACCGTGGACACGCCAGTATTTGCGGGCTTCGGAAGCCCTCCAGGGAACAGTTCATGCAGCTTTGAGCGCGACACCTCAAACTCAGCCATCACTTTTTTCACTGAATTCCCACGCTCCAATGCGCTCTTGATCAGAGCCACTGGGTAGCTTCGCTGGGCGGCGGGAAAATAGGGCTGTTCACCTGCGAAGCAACGCATGACTGAATCCACGAACGGTCGCGCCATAGCCTCGCTGATCCCGATGTCCTCGCGCATCTTGCCTAGAATACGCGCGCGCAGCTGCTCCTCTGTTTCCTTTCGCCGGGCCATCAGAACCCCCATCCATCGCGCGCCGCGATGCCTGCCGATCGCGGCGGCGATGCCGGCGATCGCGGCGTCGTCGGTGCCACAGGCATGGGACCGGCCATCAATGTTTCACGGGAATCCGAAGGCTGGTCAAACAGCCCCTGTGACACCGGGTGATACTGTTCCTCAAGCGCAGCCCATTGCGAGTCGCGAATCACGTCCGCCTTTACCGCCGGGGCGAGCGAGGCCCAGATGGCATAGACGACCGTGTCGAGCTCCTCGTTCCTCGCTCCCTTCGGCTTGATCCATGTACCGGCGTCTTGATCGAAGTACTCGACCGTCAAGCCTTTGAAGTAGCGAGGCGGCAACGCACCCGGATCGGGATTAAGCGGATCGTGCACTTCATCGCCACGGCCTCCAGGGAAGCGAAGCATACGCACCGAGAGGTTTTCGCCTGCCCCTTCCCGGTCCGCCTCATCCTTTGCACCCAGCGCGGCCGTAAGCCAGCCATAGACCATGTGCTTAAGCACCGACGTGCCGACACCCCACACACCAATGCTGCGCGCCACGGTCTTTTCGCGGTGGTTAACCTCGGTTTTGGCCGGGCGGTAGACGGCGCGGTCCGACTTTCTCTCCGCACGACCACGCACCAGGTACACGGCCTGCTTGATGAAGCCAAGCGGCGTCTCGATCATTCGGTTGGAGCCAGAGTTGCCCACCACCTTCTTGACGAACTGCGCGACGGTCTCGGTCCAGTTGCCGCCGTCCAGCGCTGCCGCAGAAATGCCCATCTCAATTCCTTTCGCTGTGCGCCACGTTCCCTTCAGGTACTCATCCAGCGCGTCATACGTTTCCAGGATCGTTGGATCCAAGTCGATTACCGCGTAGTCCACAACCCAACGACGCTGTCCGCGACCAGTAGCTATCACCTGGACCTCGGCGCGGTCGTGCTGGAAGTCCACGCCAGCCGTGAGCACCAATCCACCAGGCGGCACGATGCCCCTGTGCACCCCCGGCTCGGCCAGCTTCGCGACCTCCTCAGAATCCTGCTGCTGCCGCTCGCCCTCGAAGGGGAGACCCAGCTTGAGGTTGTAGAAGCCAGCCATCTTGTTCGGATCGCGGTCGGCCTCTGCCTTCGCGTCAGCCAGATCCTTCCACGATGGCCCCAGACCCAAGGGCGCATAAGCGGCCCATGCGTGGAAGCTGCGGTGAAAGGGGTCGGCCGCCGGATTCGTCGGCTTCCAATACGCGGTGCCGCCGAAACCCCGCTCGGCGAGCATCGTGTCTTTGTGATGCTCATGGATTACGCAGCCACTCACCTCGCAAGCAAATGTCCCATCGGGCTGCAGGCGTTCCACATCGAGCGTCTGCTCACCGGCACACTCAGGGCACTGCACGACGTAGACGCACATGTCCCCTGCCTGAAAGCCGGACTCAATGGCGCTGGCGCCTGCGATCGTCGGGGTGCAGGCGCGATAGACCTTGCCGCGGTCCCCGTAGGAGCTGGCGCGGGCCTCCAGCTGCTGATCCGCAGGCCCCTGCCCGCCCAGGTCTTTCGGATACTCGTCCACCTCGTCCATGAAAATGTAGCGAGCCGTGCGCTGGCGCAGCTGGTTGCTGGAGTTGGCCCAGATGGCCCAGAGTGTGCCGCCGGGGAAGTGCTTCTCCAGGGTGTTGTCGGTAGCGAACTTGGCGCGCAGCTCAGGCATTTCTTGCACTGCCGGATCAAACTTCGACAGCACCCAGCTGCGGGCGAGGTCTTTCACCGGCTGCGCCACGATCATCGAATCAGACCCGCGATCAACGACGTACCCGGTCCAGTTGATGCCGATCTCAGTGGCACCAATCTGGGCTGACTTCATGAAGTCGACGATGCGGACCGGCGAATGGTCGCTCAGGCAATCCATGATCTCGCGGAGGATCGGGTTGCGGGCCGTGCGCCACTCACCGGGCTCGGCACCAGCGCCCTTGGCGATGATCCGGTTTGCGTCGGCCCATTCGCTGACAGTCTGCCGCGGCGGCAGTGTCCAGGCTTTCTCCCAGGCGGAGCAGACGACCCTCTGCGGGTCCGCGAGCACCACGTCATGCGCAATCTGGTCGAGGCTCATTCGGCGGCCTGCCGCAGCGGAGCCGCCTCATCCGGCGCACCGGTGAGTAGTGCCTGGGCGTCCTTCTGCATCTTCTCGGCGATCTTGCGGATCTCATCCTCCAGCATCGCCTCTACCTTGCGCGGCTCGCTCTCTGCGGCCAGCTGCGACCGCAGCCTGCTTGGAAGATTCATCATGCTGTTGAGCGCCTGCCGCACCAGGGTGAACACAGCGCGCTCCACGCCCTTCGTGCGCGTCAGCTCGTTGAGTTCCTCGCCCAGCTCCAGCTCTGCCAACCGCGCCCGCGCCAGCCGTTCGCGCCGCACCGCCTCCTGCACACTCGGTCCGCCGGAGGCGGAAAGAACGCCAGCAGTGGCGGCAGCCGGGCTTTCCGCGCCAGGTGTGCGATCGCCGCCGCGCAGCGGGTGCGTCAGGTCATTCAGCAGGGTGTCGCTGGCTTGGACGCGGATCGCCTTGCCGTCGCAGACCAACTTGCCGTCGCGGCGCATGCGGCGGATGTACGAATCGCTGACCCCGCGGTGCTCTGCGTACTGGGCAACGGTCATCAGGTCCATTTCGGAACTCATGCGGAACCCCCTAGTTCCATCGGAACCAAACTCAGAACCCGAAACACGTTCGAGCATCGCGCGCTTGGTGGCCCGCAATCCCCACGGGCCAGGAGGACCCGCGCCGAGGGGGCCTGTCGACGGGCTGGCTCGCCGGCCGCCCCCCTGGCCGCCCGTGGATTCGCGTGGAACATCCCGCCCGTCCTTACCGTCCGGACCATCGCGGCAAGGTCTGGACAGCGCGAACCCTTGGCGCAGTTGAGTTGTCCTAACTGTCCAGACTGTCCATACCTGTTGAGAGATTTTGAGATTGGTTTGATGGGTTGGTCTTCCATGTACACGCGCGCGAAAAGGTCTGGACGGTCGGGACGGCCTTGCATTGCAAGGGGAAAGGTCTGGTCAATGGTTAGGACAGGTCCGGACGATCCTGCCGAGGTCTGGTCAGAAGTCAGGACCATCGCCCACCTCCGCATGCTTGCCTTGGCTGCCGCTCGCCTTGCCTTGGCTGGCGTTCGCCATCCAGTCATCGACAGATTCGCCGACCCGAAACCATCGGGGCTCCCGACCACCCTCGGGCCAGCGCCGCCTCGCGCTTTCCCACCCAAGTGTTTTCATGATTGCCGCCACACGCATCTGCTCAGGGCGGCCGTGCTTGCCGGCATCCAGCCCGATCGCGAAGGTCAACACGTCATCAGTGGTCGCCCAGCCGAGCCTCGTAGCCATTTGCAGGCGTGTTGGATACTTGGAGGTATCGGCTCGCATCTCCACCCACGCCTCGACCCTGCCCTCCCAGCTGTCGCCGACGTACCGCGCGGCCTGCTCTTCCTTGGCGTCCTCGGGCAGTACCCAAAAGTCGAAGCCATCCTCAAACAGCTGGACGGCCTCAGCCCACAGCTGATCGCGCTGTTCAGTAATCAAGTCGATGCGCACCTGGCCCTCCGTCCTGACCGGCAGAAAGCGCCGGCCACCCGTCGGATCGCGCAGGTACTGGTGTTCGTTGGTCGTGCCGGTAAGTACGCATTCGCGCCTGTACGAGCGAGGGACGCGGTCGTATGGCGCTCTGAACTTGTCGACGCGTCTGGTGATGGCAGTCTTTACGCTGGTCACGTCCGCTTTGGAGAAGGAGTCCATCTCGCCGATCTCAACACCCCAAGCACCTTGGATCACCTGGTAGAAGTCCTTGCCGCTCGGTGACTCGCTGGTCTCGACGAACCACTGGCTGCCGAAGATTGCGCGTAGGCCGCTGGACTTCTGCTTGCCTTGCTCGCCTTCGAGCACCAGCATAAAGTCAACCTGCGCGCCGACAAACGGCTGCTTCGGATCTACCCATAGCAACCGCGCCACAGCACTCGCCATGAAACACTGCGCTGCGCGCCGGCTATAGGCATTGTCCGGCGCACCGAACATGACCGTGAGCATCTGCTCAACGCGAGGCACGCCATCCCACTCAAGGGCGGTGAGGTATTCACGGATGGGATGGCGTCGGTAGCGCCGCGCCACAGCGATCACCGCCTTGAGCACCAAGTCGTCGCTGCACTTCATCCGGTATCGATCCGGATGCTGCAGCCACGCGGAGAGCTCATACGCATCCGTGTCAATGAACTCTTCCCGGCTACCCCCGCTCCACGGCGGATCCCGCTCCAGCTTCACCTGGTTGCTGGAGTCGTTGAGCCAGAACAGCTTTGCCAAGCGCTCATCGTTCTCCATGATCAGGATCAGGTTGTGGAGCGTCCCCTCGACGTTGTGGTCGCGGTTGAACGTCAGGTTGTCCTTCCATGCTTCTGGATCTACCCCACCACCGCCTGGCGGCGGCGCACCGCGGCCACCATCGACCACGGTCAATCTCTTACGCTTCGGCTCTGTCATCCCCGTATTGCCTTTTCATGTCCTCGCGCGATGCGCAGGTACGCCTTCGCACGCTCGCGGCGTATAGCGCGCGAGGATTCGTAAGGGTTCTCGATGGCCGCTTGGGCAGCGAGGCGATACAGCCGTGCCAGCTCCCGATCGGAGTACTTGATGCGTTCCAACAGGCGGCCGTTACGTGACATCGGGCACCACCACGTTCAGTTCGACCACCCGATTAGCCGCCCAGGCTGCGAGCTGCCGTGGCGTCCACTTGTCCAGCTCGAGTGCGTCGGCGATATCCCATCCGTCGGGCTGCCCGCTCACGTCGATCATGCGGATCGACTTCGCCCCAGCGCGTGCGCAGAGCTGCGCTACGCCGGGGACATAGTTGCCCGCGTCGTTGTGCCAGCCCAGCATTGCCTTGCGGCCTGCAGGGTCTGCATCGGGCCAAAGCACGACATCACGACCCGCCACTGGCGACCAGTCGGACTTGCCGACGGCATTGCCGCCGCCAGCCCAGGTCAGTGCGGCGTACCCCGCCCACGCGCCAGCGCCAGCCGCGCGGCATTTTTCGCCTTCAGGGATCAGTACCGGCGCATCCGGCTTGGCCGCAAGCGCGTCCAGGCCGCAGAGAGGGCGCGGTGTTGGGAACTTGACCAGGCACCACTGCTGCTGGCCGTCAGGGCCGACGCACCACGTTACCTGCGGCGTCCACTTCTTGAGTTTCTGCGAGGACTGCTCGACGAACTCGCAGCGCAGGACGTACCCAAGCAGACGCCCCTCGGCGTCGCGGTAGGCGTCTACCCGCGTCGGCTTCATCCGCCGGAGTTTCCCGTTCTTCGGGTTCCAGATCGGCACAGTCCATTCCCCGCCAGCCATCAGTGGCGGCACGGCCTCAGGGACCGGCAGCAAGGGCACCCAGTTCACCTCCAAGGGCTGCTCCACCACCTTTCGGGCGATCGGAGACGCCGGCGCGAACTCGTGGCCGCCCAGCTGCGCACACGCCTCTTTGAAATCGAGGCCGGTGATCTTCTGAATGAAACCGATGGCATCACCGTGGGCGCCACAGCCGAAGCAATGGAAGAAGCCCTTTGCAGCGTTGACCGTGAAGCTGGGGGATCCCTCTTCATGGAACGGGCAGAGGCCGGTGGATTCCCTGCCGGTGCGCCGGAGCTTCACATACCTTCCGATGACCTCATCGAGATCCACGGAGTTCTTGATCGCTTCGACATCGATCCCGTTATGACTCATGACCGCCCGCCGCTGCGTGCCGCACGGGCGGCAGCCATGTTCCACTGCATGCGCATGTAGTCAGCAACACGCTCACGGCACCCAACGTTGCCGGTGCATACGCCAAGGTTCGGGCACGCCGTCGGCAGCGCGCCGATTGACTCCTTCCATTCCGAACGCGGTTTGCGGCCAATATCCAAGGCCTTCAACAGGCAGCAGCTCACGCCCACGACTTACCCCCAAGGTCCAGCTCGCGCTGGGCAGTTGCCCTCAGCTCGTCCTCGCGACGCAGGCGCTCGCGCTCCGCCATCGCTTCGTCGCCGACCAGCGCGGGCACGGCATCAGTCAGCGCACGGGCAGCCTCTTCCATCGCACGCCAGGCAGCAGCGCTCATCTTTGCTCGTCGCCTGTACCGTGCCCGGGGTGCGCGGAAGGTAGCCACGTCATTCACGGCTCACCACTTTTTTGGCCGCCCTACAGGCGTTGCGCTCGAGGCGGAAGCAGAGCGTTCGAATGCTGCGCGTAAGATCCTGCATGCCGTCGGCCTCGCTGACGCTCAGATCACCGTCAGCAACCGCCTCCAGAGTCGTGCCGGATAGCCGGCCGGTCATCGCATGCAGCTGCAGCAGCTTGTTCTGCAGTGCTTCCAGCTCGTTGGGCCAGCCGCCCTCGGGCGGCGGTGGCACGAAATCCACCATCAGGTTGAATTGACCGCCGAGCGAGGCGATCCAGTCGGTTGCTAGCTCGGCGGTGTCCACAAACTGCTGGAGGTACTCGGTGAGCATCTCGGCCATTTCCATCGACAGCGATTCACCGGCCAGGCCACGTAACTTCTTGCGCAGGGTCTCGCCGGTGATTCCCTTACCGCGGCGGTCGCTGAGGTAGGCCGCTGCTGCCTGGACGTTGCCCGGCGCTTTCGACACGGCGTTGTACAACGCGTCCCGCCAATAAAGGTCAGATCGTTGGCACGTCATGCGTCACCCTGAAACAAGCTGCATTTCATCGTTTCGCTGAGCCCATCCGCTGCAACAAGATGCAGGCCATGAGCGAGATCATCCATTTCCAGCACCGCATGCGCTTCAGCGCACTTCGCACCTTCGATGTCAATCGGGGCGTTGGCGGTGTGGTCGCTGTGTTCTTCACGCCGGAGTGCGCGCTCCCTACCCATGGGACGCCACCTCCCACCAATGAAGCGGTCGCCCTGCGGCTTGTCGCTGCTCACGCAAGGCCACCCACTGATCAACAGAGAGCGCAATACCGTCGGGGTGACGGGTGTCAATGAGGGAGATGTCCACCAGGCACCCGACCTCTCCATTTGAAAGGTCAGGCTCGAGCGGGATCGCAGAGACGCTCATGCGGCCTCCCCTGGAGGCCAGATGTCGGGGCGAAGGTCGCATCGCAAGACGCCCTCGACACCCACCTCGGCACCGATGGCCGAAGATGCGCGCTCAATGCTCTGGGCAAGCTCTGGACTGGTGCGCTTACCCCGCCAGCCGGTGGCGCACTGCCAAAGGTAGCCCTCGGACGCGCCCGTCAGCACTGCCAGGCGACGCTTCCGCTCGGAATCTGAAATGAAGGTTAGGAGGTCCATGTGGGCATATTTAGCCCATAGCTAAACGGTACTGTCAAGCTGTTGGCGAAACACGCGGCTTTAGCCCCTAGCTACTCTTACGCGATGGACGTAACCAGTACCCGCCAGCACAACCTTCGAACCCTAGTTGATCAACTAGGAGCCGCCCTGGGTACTCAAAAGGCGGTTGCGATCCGCTTGGACATGTCCCCCTCCTATCTCAACCAGCTCTTGGGCGGGAAGAAGATGGGTGACGACGTTGCGCGCAAGATCGAACGCTTGAGCTCTCTCGCGCACGGGTGGATGGACGTCGCGCACGAGGGCGGTGCTGAGAGCAGCAGCAATCAGTCATCTCAGCCCCTGCGAATAGACCCTGAGATCATCGCCTCCGCGCTCAGGCTGTTGAGGCTGACCTTCTCAAATCTCGACATCTACGACTTCGACAATGAACTCGACGGCACGCCATTGGCGTATGCGTACGAGTATCTCTATAGGCGAGGCGAGGTTACGGTCACACCCGACAACCTGATCGATTTCAGCAAGGCGCTTGCCGATCGACTTAGGGAGAAGAATGGAAACGCAGAAGAAGAAGGCACCGGAACCGGGGTCCATGGAAGCGCTAGCGGAAATCATCGCGCAGCGCGTCGAAAGGCGTAAGGATCCACAGCCACGCCTGCGGGTGATCACTACCCCGCGGCCAACCCTGATCGACGGCATCACTCGGGACTCAATTCTGCGAAGGATTCGCTGGCTGCGCGATCACTACAATCTGGGCTGCCTGATCGCCCAGGCAACTTTCAACCTGCCAAGCATTGACTGCCTTGAGGACGCCGACCTGATGCAGCTCCACCGCGAGATGGAGTACGCACGCGAGTGTTGCGTCGAGGGCGTTTCGATTGAAGAGGCAGGACTGATCCGTAACGTGGCGATTCCTGCAGCTGACTGAAGCTGTTTTTCGCGGCTGGCGCCTAATGCCCAGCCGCTGGCAGCGCACCGTCGGAACGCGCGTCATAGACACTTCTGACGGCCGCTTCCTTGCTGCGCCTTTCGTCTGCGCAGCGCTGCCGAGAAGCGGCCATCGCACTATCGGCCCCTAGCCGCTCAGCGCTCAACGTACTTTGCAGGGCGGCAATCTGACTGCGAATGCCTGCCTGGAACGTCGCACCAGCAAGATTGTTCTTTGCGGTAGCTGCTTCGCTATGGAGCGCCGCGATCTGCCGCTGGTAATCGGCAGCTCGACTGTTCACCGGGCCAAAAATGCTGGAATTTGCGGACGACAGGCAGTTTCTTTCAGAGATGGCGATATCGGTCATATCGGTTGAGCGGAAGACAGCCTCTCGGTTCGCCAGCTCCGCATCTGATCGGGTCGCGGGGCGAGTCGATCTCAGCTTGACCTGCTCAGCGGAGCTGCTGCAGGGATTCTGAGCATAGACCGTCTCTCCGCCAGGCCCTTTGCACTTGTACACCTGGCCTGCCGCCGGCGCTGAGGTCAGCCCAACTGCCAGCAAAGCTACAAACACGCTCCAGATCCGCATCCTGCACCCCACTCTCCCTGACTACCTGCATTATCGCGCCAAGCGTCCAACAGCCCAATACCATTAATTTAGCTGACAGATATTGCGCTTGAGATTTAGCTGTGAGATAAATCGCACCGTCGGCACCCCAGCCGACGGGCGACCGGCGGGTCGCTGCCGCGGCCCCAGCCCTCCCCTGCTGAGCCGCAGATGCCTCTCCCCAGGCAACAGGCCCGCCGGCGCCCTCCTTTCCTACGGAGAGCGCCATGTCCTACCGCACCGCTGCCGACTCCCTGCCCAGGGCTCCGCTGCCGCTCCAGGCCGCCTCGTGCCTGCTGGCGCAGGCTGCCCGCGACCACACCCGCGCCAACGTCCTGCGTGCCCGCAGTGCCGGCGAGCACAGCCGTAATCAGCTGCGCCGATCGCGCCGGATGGGCGTCGCCGCCCGCCGCGTGGAAGCCCAGTCGCGGGACATGGCAGCGGAGGTGCGGGCATGAACCGCCGGTACCGGATTGCTTGGGCCGTTGTCGCTGTGGTGGCAGCCGTGGTGGTGCCTCTCCGCCTGGTGGAAATCAGCCAGGCCCACGCCGACCGCGACGCCAATCAGGCGCGCTGGGCGACGTCTTCCAGCGTTCGTGGGTGATGCCATGCAGACCGCCCGCCCCGTACCTGCCTCTGTACCGCTCTGCCGCCCAGGGCACCGCCCACAAATCGTGACGACCACCGGTGCGCCGGCCGGCCACCAGCTCGGCGCGCCTGTGCCGGCCCTCGTGCATTTCGAGTGCCACCTCTGCCAGAAGGCAACCGTACCCAGCCCCTCTCTCGCGATCGCCGAGCTGCGCTGGACCGACCCGGGCTTGGCGTCGCAGCTGATCCCGATCTCCCACCTCGCCCGTGCCCGCGGCGCAGTGCTGGCACGCCTGCCGGCGCAGCACGCCGCCTGACCTGGAGAACGCAATGGCTGCACCACTCAAACCCCTGGAGCGTGCCGCGCTCGTTACTGCCTTCGCTGCGGCGGGCCACGTGCTGAAGCGCACCCGTGGCGGCTTCTGCTCGACCAGGCAGCCCGCCAAGGTCTTTACGCGGCGAGTCACCAACTGGCTCTACGAGCGTGCATTGATCGACTACGACGACCCGAGTTTTCCGACGCAGGCCACGCTGACCAAATCGGGCATGGCGCAAGCCACCGCACTGGTCGAACAGGCGCGCCTCAGCGCGGGGGTCCCATGACCCGCGACTATTTCCTCAAGGTTGCCGAGGCCAAGGCGGCATATGCCGCGGCGCTGCGTGTAGAAGCCGATGCCGAGTCGATGGTCGGCCATGAAGAGCAGGCCGCGACGTTCCGGCGCTTCGCGTCGCAATGGGATGCGTTGGCTGCCAAATATCGCGCCTCCGCTGAGCAGGCGGATGCCGCATGAAGGCGCCGACGCTTCCCGTTGAGCATTCCTTCCCCACGGGCAGCCATGGCACCACCCTGGTGCTGATGGTCTGCGCGGGCTGGCTGTGGGCCGGCCTCTACGCGAGCCCGCACAGCGCCACCCCCACCGAAGTGGCGGCCGCCACGGGCCGCTCAGCGACCGTGCGTGACCGCCGTCTCCAGATCGGTACCGGCCGCTTCGCCCTCTCTCAAAAGTCGCTGCAGTCGGCGCGCCGTTGGCTTGATCGCCAGGGCGTACGCGTGCGCGACCTCACCGCCAAGGAACCAGCATGAGCAGCAACACATCGACCGCCGCAACCGAGGCGACCCACACGCCTTCCGTCGTCATCTACGGCCCGCAGGGCTGTGGCAAAACCATGCACGCCGAGGCGTTGCGCAAACACTTTGAGTTAGACCAGGTGGTGGACGAATGGGACGGGCAGACCAGGTTCCCTCGCATGGGAGCCCTTGTCCTCACCCACAACCCGAATCCCGACATCAAGCCCGGCGTGCGCACCCTGCATTTCGGCGCTGCGATGCGCGAGATGAACGGCGAGGGTCGCCACGCATGAGCGCGAAGATCCAGCAATTCGGCCGCGCAGCTGCCATCCGCACTCTGCTGCTCGACCTGCCTGCTGGCGCGAGCGCTGACGAACTTCTCGCTGCCGGGACGCTGACTTGCACGCTCAAGCAGCTCAACAGTTCGCTCGCGGCGATGCGCGACACCGGCCAGGTGCAGGCCAGCGTCACCAAGGGCAACAGGGGCTGGATGCTGACGACCACGATGCACCGGCTGATGCGCACCCCTGATGCGCGTGTGGAGCCGACTCGCGCCGCCGTGGCCCGGGTAATGCGCTCGGCACCCACCGGCAGCCACAACAGCACGACCGTTCAGCACAAGGACCGGGAGCGCGCGGTGATCGCCGATCAGCTTGCCGCATTCCGTCGCGCCGGCGGCAAGGTCGAAGTGCTTGGCAATACCCCCGTCCGGCAGGAGTTGAGCCGCCGGCAGATCAACGACGCCGCCGCGGCAAGCCGCGCTGGCACGCGCCACTGAACTAGGACGAACCGATGACGACCGACATGCAGAAAGCGCCATCTGTGGCGCGCAAAGCCCTCACTTCCGCGGATGACGCGACACCTGTGGCGCGTTATGACCTCAGTACCAGTGAGGGCGGCCGCCGCTACATCGCCGACTTTTTCGCCACTGAGCTGCGCCGGCACGATTTCGCCGGGTACATCAACACTCGCCTGGCAGCCGACTTCGCCTGCGCGCTCGCCCAGCACCTCGCCGCAACTGCCATGCAGCAGGTTGGCGGGGTGCTGGGGGATGCGTCCGTTGACGTTACCGACCCATGGCGCGGGCTCTACCAGGCGACGCGCCTGCCTGCTCCCACGGAGTATGGCGACATCGCCCACCCGGATATCCCGTGCTGGCCTGATGATCGCGAAGATGCGCTGGACAAGCTGGTTCACGCTCAGGGCTTTGACTTCCAGATCGTTGCCGGCGAGTTCACAGAGGCGGCTCTGGAGGACGGAGACGACCTGTACTGGGAGGAAATGCGCGCATGGACCCCTGTAGCCCCGCCTGAGGGTGAATGGCGCCTGGCATGGAAGGGTGACACCGAAGACGGCCCCTATGCGTGGTTCGTCCGGCCAATGGCGCTGCGTCCGGACCCCGTCGCCCTCGCCGCAACTGGCAAGCAGCAGGTTGGCGAGGTGCAGCTGGGCGCTCTGCTGGCTGAGATGCTCGAGGATTCCGCTCGCGCCGCAGAGTTGGCCAACCGACTCATCGCCCCCGGCCCCAAGGCGGCGCAGGTCAGCGCATCGGAGACCCACGAAATCAGCGACTTCGTCCTGACCGTGGTCGATCTGCTGCCTGTCCTCGCCGCCCGCCTGCCGGCGACTGGCGGCTACGACCAGTCTGCCGAGGACCGATTCGAGCAGTTCGTGCAGGCAGAGATTGCCCGCAGCCCTGATGCGCTGCGCGAACTCGGAGAGTATCTCGGCCGCGTGCTGGACGAAGATGAGTTCCCCCAGGCGAACAGCCTGCTGCTGCAACTCGCAACCGAGTACGCAGGCCCGCCCGCGCAGGGCATCGACCTGGGGCAAGAGCAGGACGCTGCCCGTTGGCGCTGGGTCCGCGAGCAGAACGGCGTCACCGTCTCGGTGGAAGAAGCCGACGACGACGGAGATATGACGTTCGTATCCGGCCACACGCCGGAAGAGCTGGACGCAGCGATCGACGGCCAGCGCGATGCAGCGCCGGGGGTGGCTTCGTGATCCGCTACCTGATCGCAGCAACCGTAGCGTGGGCGCTGGCTTCCTGCATCCTGTTCCTGCTCGGATCATTCACTGCAGCGAGCCTTGATCCTCAGGACTGGGCTCCGCCGGGCAGGTTCATCATCGCCCTGCTCAGCCTCGCGGCAGGTGCCGCATGCGGGGCCTGGGCGTTCACGAAGATCGCGGACTACCACGATCTGATCCGCATCCACATCGCCGGTAAAGAGGCAAGTGCCCGATGGCATCGGGACTGGGTGCGTCGCACGGAGGTCGCAGAGCAGACCGATGCACCGGGGGTGCCCCATGGCTGACGGCTCCCGCTCGTTCAATTTCCCGCTCCCGCAGCGCTCCCGTCTGCGGCCCGGCGAGATCGTGGTCGACCTGTTCGCCGGCGGCGGCGGAGCCAGCGAAGCGCTGAAACAGGCGCTCGGCCAAGACCCGGCACTCGCCTACAACCACGACGCGCTGGCGATCGGCATGCACGCAGCGAACCACCCACTCACCAGCCATCACCTGGAAGATATCTGGCACTCGGATCCGCGCGTAGACGTGGCCCGCCGCCCGATTGGCTGGTTCCATGCGTCCCCGGACTGCACCCATTTCAGCCAGGCCAAGGGCGGCCAGCCGCGCAGCCGGAAAACACGCGCCCTGTCGTGGGTGGTGCTGAAGTGGATAGGCATGCTGCTGCGCGCCGACCTGGTCAACGGCACCAACACCGCCCCGCGCATCTTCTCGATGGAAAACGTGTGGCAGATCCTGACCTGGGGTCCGCTGGTGGCTAAGCGCTGCAAGGACACCGGCCGCGTCTTCAAGGCGGTGTTCGAAGACCGAACAGTGACACGCAAGGATGGCCGGGTCGAAGTCGAGCGCGTTCACGTCCGCACAGAGGTGGCCGAGCCTGGCGAGCGGGTGCCCGTCTGGAATCAGTTGCTGGTCCCCGACAAGCGCCACATCGGTCGAACTTGGCGTCAGTTCGTCGCCGCACTGAGAGCTTTGGGTTACGTTGTCGAGTGGCGCAAACTGGTGGCGAGCGACTACGGCGCCGGCACCAGCCGGGAGCGCCTGTTCCTGTTGGGCCGACGCGACGGCGAGCCCATCGTGTGGCCTGCGGCAAGCCACGGCACCGCGCCGGGCCAGAAGCCGCGCGTATCCGCCGCCGACTGCCTGGACTTCAGCATCCCCTGTCCGTCCATCTTCGGGCGCAAGCGGCCGCTTGCCGACGCCACGATGCGCCGCATCGCCAAGGGCACCATGCGGCACGTGCTGCAGGCGGCCGATTTCTTCGTCGTCCCGGTGCCGGCGAGCTGTGCAGACAACAGTGCAGAGGCCGCTGCGTTCATTGCCGAGCATGCCAACGCCAGCAACCAGCGCACGATGGCAGGCGACGAGCCGCTTCGCACGGTTTGCGCCGGGGTGAAGGGCGGCCATTTCTCAGTGGTGACGCCGATCCTCGCCGGCGTCGGCGGGCGCGCGGGCCAGTCCGAGCCGCGCTCTGCCGCAGACCCGCTGTACACGACGACCGCGAAAGCCGATACCGCACTGGTGGCGCCTGTGCTGGTGCAGACCGGCTACGGCGAACGGGAGGGCCAGGCACCGCGTGCGCTTGACCTGCAGCAACCGCTGGGCACTGTGGTGGCCGGCGGCGTGAAGCACGCCATCGCCGCCCCGCACCTGGTGAAGTTCCGAGGCGACAGCGTCGGCACGCCGGCCACCGAGCCAGTACCGACGATCACCTCGGGTGCCGGCGCAGCGCGCCCGGCTGGCGCTGCGCACGCGCTGGGCGTATCCACCGCCTTCATGGTTCAGGCCGCGCACGGCGAAGGTCGGCCAGGCGGCGCGCAACGCTGGGGCGCTGGTAGCAAGTCCGCTGATTTGCCAGTGGGCACAGTGACAGCCAGCGGCAACGGCGGACACGCGGTCGCGCAGGCGGAGCTGGCTGAGCTATCGACCGAGCATCAAGAAGGTGCGCTGCGGGTGGCCGCCTTCCTGATCAAGTACTACGGCACCGGAGCCAATGTGCCGAGCCTGACCGATCCGGCCGACACCATCACCACGAAGGACCGGCTGGCGCTGGTCACGGTGGTGATCAAGGGCACACCGTACGTAATCGTCGATATCGGCCTGCGCATGCTCAAGCCGCACGAGCTCTACCGCGCGCAGGGCTTCCCGGTGGGCTACATCATCGATCGCACTGCGAACGGCACCCCGCTGACCACCAGCGCCGCAGTGCGCATGGTTGGCAATAGCGTCAGTCCCCCGCCGCTGCGCGCCTTGGCCGAGGCCAATCTTGATCCCATTCACCGGCAGATGGCGGTAGCCGCATGAGCGCCGCCCAGGAGAACACCGTGACCGACCACAATCGAGTGGACATCATGCGCGCACTGTTCAAGGCGTGGTGGGATGCGACACGTCCGCTCGAGGATGGCGCCTTCCACATCGAAATTGCATGGCGCGCCTGGCAAGCAGCCATCGCTTCCGATCCGCCCGCCCCCGCCTATACGCCGCAGCAGATGGCGGCCAACTTCCGGGCCGGTCAGAACAGCGAGCGCATGCAGCGGACCGAGCGTGCTGGCGAAGTGGGGGACGGGCTGGATGTCGAGCGGTTGAAGAAGCTCATTTCCAGCATTCACAGCACGGTTTCGCTTGGACACCAAAGCGGTCCTCACGCCTATGCGGGCGAAGATTTCGGGCGCTACTTGGCAGAAGCTGCCGGCGCCTGCCAACAGATCATGCGGGCGCTGGCCGCCCTCGCCGCCCGCCAGCCGGTGGGGGAGGTTATCGAGTATCAGAGTTATCACGGGTATGGCGGCGGCAAGTGGTCAACGTGCGATAAGAAGCTCTACGACCACGGCAAGGCGTTTGAAGCCAAATACGGCTCGGGTCAAATGTCCCTCTATCGCGCTTTGGTGGTCGGTGACGCCGCCCCGCCCGCGCAGGGCATCGACCTGGGGCGTCAGCCGACCCCGATGGGTTGGAGCGACACGGATTTCCTTGCGCTGGGAAACCCCATCCCCTTACGCATCTTCCGCAAAGCCGTCATGCGGTTCAAGGTCATGGCTGAGCTGGGGGTGGACGTTGAGTCGATGCCGATGCACTTCATGAAGTCGCCGGAGAAGTACGCGGCTGACGTGGTCGAAGCGAACCGACTGCTGGCCCTGATCGACGGCCAGCGCGATGCAGCGCCGGGGGTGGGCAATGGCTGATATCGAACAGCAGGCCCGCGAGCTGCTGGCGCTGTGCCTCGACGAACGGGGCTACCCATGCGAGGCAGAGAACGTACGTGCCGGGGAGGACTTGGAGAGCTACGAAGGGGAGCTGCAGGCGACCGCTCAGCTTCTGCGGCTCGGCCTGTGCACCGCCATTCCCACCACCCTGGCCACCGTCAAGCCGCCGCGTAACCGGCGCACCAGGCTGCGGGAGGAACCGTGACGCCATCTCACCGCAAGGGAGCCGGAGAGAAACCGTGATCGGCCCAGTCCTTCAGTTCGAAGACCTTCAGCAGCTCTGCAAGCCCGGCGAAAGTCCGCGCCTGTCGACCGTTGAAGCGTGGGCGCGGCGCTGCGGTATCCGCTATCAGTACGACGGAAAAGGCGGCATATGGACCACGTCCACCGCCTTGGACGCAGCGCTCGGCATAACCCGCGCAGCCGCGAACTCAGACTCATATCCCGCAGACCTATTCTAAAATGACCCCTCGCGCTCGAAAGCATCAACCAAATATCCCTGAGCACATCGACCAAGCGAAGATTCCAAAGGGCGTGTACTGGGACCCCAGTGGCCGCGGTAGGTGGTTCGTTTTTGAGGTGGAGGGCGGCAAGAAGAAGCGACGGACGGTTGCCGGGCCGAGCGCGAAGCTGTCCGATCTGTTTGCCATCACCGAGGCCAGCACCGACTCGGGAACGGTCCAATGGGTCTGCGACCAGTACCACGACAGCCCTAAGTTCAAGAAGCTCGCCAAAGGAACGCGCGACGACTACAGCCAAGCTCGCGATGTGATGCTCAACTTTCCAACTTCCCTGGGGGTCAAGTTCGGGCAGCTGCAGGTAGCGCGACTCCGCAACTCGAACTTTCAGCGACTTGTCGATCGCATCGAGGCTGACGGCACGCCGACAAAAGCGAACAAGGTGCTGCGTTACTCGCGGCTGGTCTTTCGCTGGGCGCTCAACAGGGGCCTTGTTCCTCACAACCCAGCACAAGGCCTAGAATCTGCGCAGGAGCGCAAGCGGCAGAGGCTACCAACGGATGCCGCTTATGACGCACTCTTGGCCTTTGCTCGTGATCGAGGCACACGCGGCTCGCACACCGAGGGCTCCGTCCCGCCCTATCTTTGGATCGTGATGGAGATCGGCTACCTGTGCAGGCTACGCGGGGTCGAGACAATAACTCTGACCGAAGCCAACGCGCATGAGGAAGGCCTGCATACGAATCGAAGGAAGCGTAGCCGTGACAGCCTTGTCGAATGGTCGCCGCGCCTTAAGGCGGCTTGGGAGGCGGCAATGGCGCTGCGGCAATCTGTGATCGATCGCCACGCCCTGCCTGTGCAGCTTCGCGCAGAGCATCGCTTCTTGATTCTTGCGCAGCATGGCGAGCCTATCCAGAAATCCAGCCTAGATAGTGCATGGCAACGATTCGTGCAAATGGCACTCCGTGAAGGCGTCATACGCGAGGACCAACGCTTTGGCATTCATGATCTGAAGCGCAAAGGCGGAAGTGAGACCGCAGGCAATAGGGCCGAGCGACAGGATGCACTCGGCGTCAGCGACGCCATGATGAAGGTGTACGACAAGAGCGTGCCCAGGGTGAAGCCAGCCGGCCCGGGTTAGCGGGACAAGCGTGGTCCCCGTCCCGCCGACCATATACTGCGGCCGGACGAACGGATGACAGGGGTAGAACATGAAGCACGCCAGGGCGGAAGAGTTTGCAATGCCCAGCAGCGAAGAGCTCGGGCAACTAAGTGCATGCGCCGAAGATGCACAGAAGCTTGTCGATCTGTCTTGGCGGCTACTCTCAAAACTGACCTACAAGCAGTCACTCCGAACCTACACGGCCCTCCCTTTGCTACTTAGTTGTCTAGATCGGACGTGGTCGTTCTATGAACTCGCTGGAAAGCCCAAGGGATTCCAGGGTGCGGCGGTGCTGTATCGCCCCGTCATCGAGAGTTTCCTGAGAGGCGCGTTTCTTGCGGGTCCTGCTCGGGATGACGAAATTCTTTACTTTCGGAAAAACGATGAGCTAAAGAAGCGGACTCGCATGCACCCGAAGCCAGAGAGGCCTGGAGAAAAGGTAAAAATGGGTGCCTTGGAGCTGGTGGAGGTTGTTGAGCACTGGTTCGGCCCCGCGTGGGGGCTAAAGTTGTCCGAGACGATCAAGAGCGACTGGAACGACTGGCACGGCATAGTGCACGGAGGGAGGTTGGTCGTTGCCATGTATCGCGGGGGTCCTGACAGCCAAGGAAAAGTTGGCGCGGTCTCCATGCAGCAAACTCCCCCGGCCAAAGGGATGATCAATGTGATCGTCCAAGTTGCCTGCTTTGCCTGCCTCATCCCGCTCGCAGCGGGGCCCCTGGTCAACGATGATCCGGACGAGGAGATCTTGGCGCTCGTCGCAGCAGGCCGCATCGCTAATGACGCCTTCTTTGCGCGCTGGAAGAGAGAAAGCGACGTCGATTGGAACCCGACTGAGACACCAGGCAGCTAGCCTGCGGATGCCTGCACACACCGTCCATTTTACGGAGTGATTTACGGAGATGATGAAAAAGGCGCCACACGGGCGCCTTAAGTCATTGATGCAATTGGTGGGCCGTGATGGATTCGAACCATCGACCAAAAGATTAAAAGTCTTCTGCTCTACCAACTGAGCTAACGGCCCATTGCATCCCCGACATGACGCCGGGGGTGCGCATTCTAACGCATCTTCGCGCTCATGCGTACCCGTCCGGCATCACACGTAGTGGGTGGGATCCGGTACGCCGGCATCCGTGAAACCCTGCGCACGCAGGCGGCAGGCGTCGCAGTGCCCGCAGGCGCGGCCCTGGTCGTCGGCGTTGTAGCAGGACACGGTCAGGCCGAAGTCCACACCGAGGCGAACGCCTTCACGCACGATGTCGGCCTTGCTCAGGAACTGCAGCGGCGCGTGGACCTGGATGCCCGCCCCTTCCACACCCGCCTTGGTCGCCAGGTTGGCCAGCGCCTGGAAGGCCTGGATGAACTCAGGGCGGCAATCGGGGTAGCCGGAGTAATCCACGGCGTTGACGCCACAGAAGATGTCGTTGGCGCCCAGCACTTCGGCCCAGCCCAGCGCGACGGACAGCATGATGGTGTTGCGGGCCGGCACGTAGGTGACCGGGATGCCCTCACCGCCCGCTTCGGGGACGTCGATATCATCGGTCAGCGCCGAGCCGCCGATGCTGCGCAGGTCGACGTTGACGGTTTTGTGGGCCACCGCGCCCAGCGCGCTGGCGACCGCCGCGGCGGCATCGAGTTCGGAGGTGTGGCGCTGCCCGTAGCGCACGCTCAGGGCGTGGACGGCGAAACCCTGCTCGCGGGCGATGGCGACGACGGCGGCGGAGTCCATGCCGCCGGACAGGAGGACGACTGCTTTCTTCAT